GTAGATCACAGTCAATACAATAGTTACGGAGATAAAACTCACGCAGCTCATAACGCAGAAGTATTTCTTGGAATACCAAGATACTTTAATGCAGGTATTACTGTAAATTTCTAACAAGCAAAAAGAAATGAAATGTAACAGGGGAAGTAGAAATATTTCCCCTGTGTTTCATTTTTTAATCTATATTTAGGTTATAGATGTATCAGAATATTTATTTCGATAATTTCAGAAAAAAAATACATATTTGGGATGATAAAAAAGGCTATCTTGTTTTGCCACACAAGAGGTATGCTTATGTGAAAAATTCAAATGGAAGATATGTTTCATTATATGGTGATAGATTAAATAAAGTTTATAAGTGGGATAATGACCAGCCAGGACTTCACGAGAGTGATGTTAATGCAGAGATAAGGGCGTTAGTAGATATATATACAGATTCGGATGAAGTTTCAGAAGGACATAGAGTTGCTTTTATAGATATAGAAGTTGAAGTTACAGAGGGGTTTCCAAATGTTAGTAAGGCGGAAAACAAGATTACTTCAATAGCATTTTATGATAAAATTATGGATGAATATAGTTGTTTTGTATTAGATCCAGACAATAAATTAAATATAGATGTTCAAGAAAATAGAATTATAGAAACATTTAAAACTGAAGAAGAATTATTATCTGGGTTTTTTAGAAAATACCTTGAAGTATCTCCTACAATTCTTTCTGGATGGAATATAGATTTTTTTGATATTCCATATCTTTATAATAGAGCAATTCAAGTTCTTGGAAATGAATTTGCAAATTTATTATCTCCTATAAGAGAGGTACATTGGAGTAAGTATAAAAATAGATATTTGATAGCAGGAGTATCGTGTCTTGATTATTTAAGTCTTTATAAGAAGTTTACATTTGGAGGAAAACCTTCCTATAGATTAGATGATATAGGTGAGAACGAAGTTGGTGTAAAGAAAATTCCATATTCTGGAACATTAAATGATTTATATGAAAATGATTTAAAGAAGTTTGTTGAATATAATATTAATGATGTTGAAATTATTAAGAAGTTAGATGATAAGTTAGATTTTATAGAAATTTGTAGAGGTATATGTCATATGGGGCACTGTCCGTATGAAGACATTTATCATAGTAGTCGATATTTGGAAGGGGCGATTTTAACTTATCTTAAAAGATTGGATATCGTAGCACCAAATAAAGATCCAAAGGGCAGAGAAAAAATGGATACAGGGGTTAAGTTTGTTGGTGCTTATGTACAAGAGCCACAGAAAGGAAAACACGATTGGATTTATGATTTAGATGTTACTTCAATGTATCCATCTACAATTATGAGTTTGAATATATCTCCAGAAACTAAAATTGGTAAAGTGAAAGGGTGGAATGCTAAACAATTTATTAGGGGTGAGAAAAAAACATATACAGCACATACTAAAGATGGTAAATTAAAAGGAAGTACAAGTGAATCTAAATTAAAAAAATATTTAGATGACAATAAGATTTCAATTTCTACGAATGGAATTCTTTACAGAACAGACAAGAGAGGATTGATACCAGCATTATTAGAAACTTGGTTTGATCAGAGAGTGGAATATCGAAAATTAATGAAAAAATTTGCAGAAAAAGAAGATAATGAAAAGTATTTATATTTTAATCGGAGACAACACTTACAAAAGATTTTATTAAATTCTATGTATGGAGTATTGGGATTGCCCGTTTTTAGGTTTTACGATTTAGATAATGCAGCTGCTACAACTGAAACCGGCCAATCTCTTATTAAATACAGTAAGGAAATTGTGAATTTCTATTACAATAAAGAACTTGGAACATCTAAGGACTATGTAATTTATATAGATACTGATAGTATTTTTGCTCCAGCATTACCATTAATAGAAAAAAAATATCCAACTGTCGGTATTAAAAGTGATGTTATGATTTCAGAGAAAATTTTAGATGTTGCAGAAAATGTTCAGGAGTTTATAAATGATTCTTACAATCATTTCGCCAAAAACTTTTGTAATTTGGACACACACAGATTTCAAATTAAACAAGAGGTCATAGCTAAGAGTGGATTGTTTGTTACTAAGAAACGATATGGGATGAGAATAATAAATGATAATGGAGTTAAAGTAAATAAAATTCTTGTAAAGGGATTGGATACAGTTAGGAGTAATTTTCCACCCGCTCTTAGAAAATTATTATCTGATGTTTTAGAAGATATTTTGGCAGATGTACCGAAAGATAAAATAGATGATAGAATTATTAATTTTAAGAAAAGTATGAAATTAATGAATATAGATAAGATAGCAACTCCAACTGGTGTAAAAGGACTTAGGAAGTATGCTAGAAAAGGAGAAGAAAACGGATCTATTCTCACAACCTTTAAGAAAGGAGCTCCAGTTCACGTCAAAGCAGCAGTCAGATATAATGATTTGTTAAAACATTACAAAAGAGATGATAAATATATGTTCATAAATAACGGAGATAAAATTCGGTGGTCATATATGAAGAATAATGAACTTGGAATTGAAGTGGTTGCTTATAGGGGGCATGAAGATCCACCAGAAATTATAAAGTTCATCAAAGAAAATATAGATTATAATAAAATTTATAAACAATCGTTAAAGAAAAAAATTGATATGTTCTATAAAAGTTTGAAATGGGGCGACCCAGTAGATAAACAGCAAACAATAGAAAGATTTTTTTGATTTTAGAAACCCCAACCAATATATATGTATATATGGTTATAATTAAGGAGAATGGTTATGGATAAAAATACATTTACAAGATTCATTGACAAATATCATTTGAGTGGAAATGTAAATTCAGTTGTATTGGAAATTAGTGATAATACATTGTCGACCAGATTTATAACAGGAGATAAATCTTTACTCGGCGAATTAACTTTGGAAAATTGGAATTTTGGTAACAGCGAATTTGGAGTATACAATACAGATCAATTGGTTAGGTTACTGGGAGTTCTCTCAGATAATATTACATTAGAACATAAAGAATCTGGAGATAAGGTAGTATCTTTAAAGGTGTCTGATGACAATGCTTCAGTTAATTTTATGTTATCTGATTTGTCTGTTATAAACAGACCACCCGATCTTAAAAAATTGCCTGAGTTTCAAGTTCAAATTAAAGTGGATTCAACTTTTATAAACAAGTTTATTGCAGGAAAGAATGCATTACCAGACACAGATTATTTTGCTGTTCTTACAGATGATGTTGGTGTAAAACTTGTGATTGGATATGCCGAAATTAATACAAATCATGTTACACTACCGGTTTCAACAGAGACTTATGATGTAATAGATACGATATTTTTTAATGCAGACCTTTTTAGAGAAGTTCTTTCAGCTAATAAGGAATGTGAGAGTGCAACTTTTGAAGTTAGTGACCAGGGACTATCTCGAATAAATTTCAAAGTCGATGATTATGATGTAACTTATTATTTGGTGGCGATTCAGGATCCAGTTTAATGTATTTAACATATTTCGATAAATTTAGAAATATGGAGCCTTACATTTATATTGATGAAGAAGAGTGGAATTATATAAAAAAGAATTTCGAGAGACACGACATACAAGATTCACTTGTAGAAATTTTGGCTGACTATGAACCACCGTATCAAGTAATATCTAAAAAACAGGCTTACAATGATTTCATGAAATTGAAAGCAACTCATTGGTATGATGTTACAATTGAAAGTGAGTGGTTTGCTAGGTCTGATTATAAATGGCCTCTTGGTAATAAGATAGTTAGGCGAATCAACACTGGAAATAGTGCGAGTAATTATTTTCAACAAGAAAATAGATGGTCTGTTGATGGTACAATTTCACCAGGACCTCTTAGAACTTGGAACAATCCGAAGTTTATGTACACATTGTTAGGATCACTTTTTACATTGGAAGTAGAAAAAGTAAGTAGAGGAACTTTAAGGTCTTGTATTGCACTTCGTAAGTATATCTGTTCTCAATTCAAACCAAATGTTGCCAAGGCAATTTATGATTTTTATGAAGCAAGAAATATTCTTGATTTTAGTATGGGTTGGGGAGATAGGTTGGCTGGATTTTACGCATCTAATACTGGGAAGTATTATCTTGGTATTGACCCGAGAGAAGAGAACCATCCTATATACGAAGAACAGGCCGAGTTTTACAATAAACATTTAGGATTTTTTGAAGAACCTAAAAAGTCAGATTTTATGTGTGAACCAGCAGAGGATGTAGATTTGAGTAAATATGAAAGTTTCTTTGATTTAGTATTCACAAGTCCACCATATTTTAATGTTGAGAGATACAGTTATGATAAAACTCAGAGTTGGGTTAGGTATAAAGATATAGAAAGTTGGAATGAATTGTTTTTACATAAAGCATTAAAAAATATTTGGAAAACTTTGAAGCCAGGTGGATATTTATTAGTCAATATCAGTGATGTAAATGCAGCCAGTAAAGGTAGAAAAAAAGGATGGTTGTCTATTTGTGATCCAATGAATGATTTTTTAGATACATTTCCTGACAGTCAATATGACGATTGTATAGGTTATGAGATGGCAAAAAGACCCAATTGTATTGGAGTTGGGACTGCAAAAGTAACAGAAGTAGCCAATAGAAAACCCGAATATATATTGCCTGATAGAGCGGGGTTATTTGGAGAACCAACGTGGATTTGGAGAAAGAGGAATGACTGATAAATTATCCCATTATTTGTGGGTTGAAAAGTATCGACCTTCCACTTTAGATACTTATATTGGGAACGAGCATCTTAAGAGTAAGGTGTCTTTGTATCTTAAGAATGGTGACTTACCACATCTTTTGTTTTATGGAAAACCAGGTACAGGCAAAACCACTATTGCTAAAATACTTGTTAATCATATTGAATGTGATTCTATTTATATTAATGCGAGTGATGAAAATAATGTAGATACAATCAGAAATAAAGTAAAGATGTTTGCGTCAACACTTGGGTTTAAAGAATTGAAGATTGTAATTCTTGATGAGTGTGATTATATAACTCCTAATGCACAAGCTGCACTAAGGAACTTAATGGAAACATTTAGTAGACACTGTAGGTTCATTTTAACTTGTAATTTTGTTGAGAGAATTATTGATCCCATTCAGAGTAGGTGTCAGTTGTTTCAGACAACACCACCATCTAAACCAGATGTTGCGAAAAGATTGGTAGAAATTCTGGGAGAAGAAAGTGTAGGATATGAACTTGAGGATTTGAAATTGGTGATTGATTCAGGTTATCCAGATATTCGTAGAGTAATTAATTCTGCTCAACGACAGGTAGTAGATGGAGTTGTTAAGATAGATAAAGAGAGTTTGTTAGAGAGGGATTATAAATTAAAAGTACTTGAAATATTAAAGACACAAGATAAGAAGAACGCTTTTAGAAATACAAGACAATTGTTAGCAGACAATCAAGTTAAAGATTTTGCAGATTTATTTAGGTTGTTATATGATAAGGTAGATGAATATGGTAAGGGTCATGTAGCAGAATGTATTTTAATAATTGCCAGGTATGAATTATCAGATGCACAAGTTGTGGATAAAGAGATTAATGCTATGGCTATGATTATAGAACTATTAGGAGCAATAAAATGAAAGAATATTGGGGAGAAAAAAATCCAGCACCAAAGAAAAATGTAAAACCAGGTGAAGAAAAACATATTTCAGTTTATGAAAATAAAATATATTATTATTCTGGAGTGAATAGAGAAACGGTAGTTGAATTAAATCACAAACTTAGTGAATTAGAAGCAAAACATCTTACAGTATCTAATGTATTAGAAATTGATCCACCACCAATTAGATTATTTATAAATTCAGGTGGAGGTTCAATCACTGCTGGTATTGCATCTATGGATACAATTTCAAGATGTAATGTTCCTGTATACACTTTTGTAGATGGATTTTGTGCAAGTGCAGCTACATTTCTTTCAGTAGTAGGCAAGAAAAGATTTATGAGTAAAAATTCATATATGTTAATTCATCAATTATCTTCACAATTGTGGGGAAAGTATTCTGAAATAGAGGATGAGAAAAAGAATTTAGATTTGATGATGGAAACTATTAGAACTGTATATACAGAACATACTAAAGTTCCAACAGAAGAATTAGATGAAATATTGAAACATGATTTACTTTGGGATGCCAAAAAGTGTCTTGAATATGGATTAGTAGATGAAATTATATAGAGGAATGCAATGAGTAATTATCAAACAGTAAAAAATGAATTTGAACGGTTATTTGAA